GACACCAGCTTGGTCGCCTGTACCAATCAGATTTAATCGTAGGTTGTTTGAATAAGTCGTAGCCATTTCCTAATCCTTTACGTTACAACCCAGTTCGAGCCATTAGCCACCGTAACAGTTATGCCATTCGATATAGTAATTGGCCCCGGAGTAAGACCATTAAACCCAGTTGGAATTGTACTATTTACAGTGATGGTATTTGACGCTAAATAAATCGCACCGTCCCCACCGGCTACTATTGTTTGGTCTGTGCTTTCGTACGCCGCTTTACCAGCAGGGTAAGTAACAAACACATCTTTAGTTCCAGCAGAGAAAACTATTTTTGCAGTAGTGCCTAATGAATTAGATAATACAGTGTCACGAGAAAGCGTTGTGCCAGACGATGTGTACGTCCCAATACCTACTTCCCATTCGCTACCAGTCTGACCAGCTATGGTGTAGTAAGTATTGTTTCCGTTACCAATGTCAGCAAACGACCGATACCCAGTAACAGCACCTGCAAGTGTTATAGTGCCATTACCCGTCGTAGTGGTTGTTTCTTTTACCCTATCTTTTACGACAAATGCCATCAGAAAACCTCAGTATCTATTAGTACCCAATCAGTCGGCGTATCTGTATCTATCAACTGCCAATCACCATTTACACTGCTATTTATTGGCTGCCAATTCGCATCTTGCTCTGTACTAATATAGAAGTAAGACCAGTGCGGTGCCGCTGTTACAGTCCCTACGCTTGTTGTGGCTACTAAACTACTTAAAGTATTAAAGTGCCTTACACCAAGAGGTACATAACTTATACTGGTTGTCGCCGTTACTCCAGATATTATCGCAACCTGTGAGAAGACAACACTACCAACTGAACCTGTACCCGTTACCGCAGTTAAACTTACTTCTGTTAGTGGCCCTACATCACCTACCGTACCTGTTGCAGTTGTTCCATCTTCCTGACCAGACTCTTGTGCTACAACAGTTCCAGCAGTACCTGTACCAATTACGCCTGATAAAACAACCGCCTTACCATGAAACGGATCGCCTGCCTGACCTGTTCCAGTTACACCGCTTAACGTAGGACTATTACTTGCACTTACCGAACCAACCGACCCAGTACCTGTTACACCAGTCAGACTTGTTTGTACAGTCCCAATCGTTACCGTACCAACTGAGCCAGTGCCTGTAACTCCAGTTAGATCAAACGCATAACCAAAACTTACATTACCAACCGTACCTGTCGCTGTAACCGCAGTTAAACTCTCAGCCTTACCAAAAGATACTGTACCTACTGTGCCTGTAGCTGTAACCGCAGTTAATCCAACATCAGAAGCTGCTACAACATTACCAACCGAACCTGTAGCTGTAACCCCAGTAAGACTTACACTAACCGCATTAGCAGCAGGTAACCCTGAAAAGGGTATTTCGGCGAACGAACTTATACCAAACATGGCTACGCCCGCCTTTTAAAAGTTAAGCTATATTTAACAGCGCAGTGCCGGGAGCATTAGCAGGCATCAGTAACGTAAATGTACCAGCAGTAATAGTCTGCGAACCAAACGTATGAACACTCACAGCCTTATCACTTTGGGAGCTGTTATAAATCAACACAGCATCAAACGCCGTAGATAAGGTCACGCTTGAATAAGTAATAGAAGCTGATGGAGTCCAATACGCAGTCGTACCAGATGTTGCTGGTGCGGTTGCATTAGTTACAGTCACACCGCCCGGTGTATAACCAGCGCCAGATACTTCGCCTGTTACTGTGTATGCAGTTGTTGCAGCACCAAGAGTAGCTGTGGTTATATACAAAGCAGCTTTAAACGTATCAGCAGTAGTAGCCGCACGGATTGGTGCAGTGCCAAAATTGTGTGTTGCAGTGAGAATCTCGCCTTTAAACGAGGTCGTCATAGCTTGGGTATTTGCCATAATAGTTCCTTATCCTAAAGATGCGGCGACGGCCTCGCCTGTTAAACTAAACTTCTTCAATGTCATGTGTACAGAGCGATGCACTAATTCACCATCTAACCAATACTCAACCCACTCAGCACGTTCGTTATCATTCTCGTCAACGCCTTCACGCTTTAGAAGTAATGATTCTTCTATGTGGCCTTTTGTTGTAAATACTGTCGCCATGCTCGCTCCTATACAAATCTTAGTAGTGCTGTTGTTGCTGAGTTGACCGGCATTATCACCGTGTTATTTGCCGCAGTAAATAACTTATCAGAACCAAAATCCAACACAGCAATCGACTTATTGCTTTGAGTGCTGTTATATATCAATGCGCCACGAGCAGTAAACGAAGCACCGGGCCAAGATACATTATTAAAGTCTATGTAAACTGTATTTGTGTTTGCATCTGTAGCAATAGTTACACCTGTAATAGTGTTGCCGCCCGCCGTATAACCTGTACCCGTTACTTCATTCTCTGTTGTATATATAGTCGTAGTAGGACCTAATGTAGCAAAGCCATCATACAAAGCCATCTTCAACGTATTAGCAGAAAGGTCTTGATCTCCCTGCACAATATCGCTTCTAAAACTTAACGTCTGACCTTGTTGTAACGCCATTATGGGTTAACCTTAATCTTTGCTTGTCCGTCGCGATACGAATCACCACGTTCGAGACCAGTTCCTAAACGGTTCAATTGCATTACTGCGTCTTGATATTTCTTTTCGTAAAACGCCATGATGTCAGCTTCGCCCTTCATGTATGTATAAGCCTCAACTAAAGAGCCATAAAGCAAAACAGGCGAATAATTATCGCCAAGCCATGATGTACCAGCAGAAACAATAGATTGCGGGTAATAATAGTAATGCAGCTCTACATCATAATCATCATCTGGCGTAGGGCCTAAAATAAACGATAACTCATTGGTGGTCACACTGCTAATAACAGTTGGACCAAATAGAGCGTAGTACTTAGGCAAACCTTCATCTGTTGGGTTAGGGTACGCTGCACGAATAAAGTTAACGTCTTTATTTAACAAATACTCATAGTTACCATCACCATCAATTACAGCTAATGAGAAGCTAGATAAGTAATCAGCAGGGCATGACAGATATTTATTGCCAGTAGTTACACCGCCCGTTACGTTCTTTCGCAATGGAGGAATCTGCACCGTGTTATAGATGCGCTCTTCCGCCTGCTCAACAAAAGTAGGTATAGTCGCTACAAAAGTAGATTCGTAGTTTTGGGTGTAATTCTGTATCTCAGCAAGAAGCTCTGCGTATGTCACAGTTATTCCTTAAGCCATTGGACCGCGAGCTTTTACACCCTTAGTAGCTGCGCCTGTACCACGAATCTTCATACCGTCAGTCTTTATGTTATCCGCAGCAGGATCACCTGCGCTTACGCGTGGTGTAGCAGTTTTCCTAGTCATCTGATTAGCAGCTAACTTATTAGGGTCTTCCATTTTCTTCATGACCATAGGGCCTCCAGACATACTGTGTGGTTTAGCATAGACAGCGGCATTACCGACTTCTTTGCCCATTACCTTTTGTGAAAACTTAGCCATTAGCGACTCCGTTGGTTATTAGCACGCGCCATGTTACGACCAACTTTTTTCATGTCCATAGAAGTTACGCCACCTTTTTTCATGTGGTGCATTTTCTTCTCGTGCTTTTTAACTTCTTGACCCGCGATCTTTTTGATCATCGGTTTGTCTTTTGCCATATCGTCGTGTTTCATGTCCTACTCCTAAGAAATTGTTACTGTTCCTACTAAGCATTGTACTGCTAAGTTATTAGGTGTTAAACCCGCATCGTTAGCACTTGCTCCGCCAACAGGCCACCAGCCCCACTGAAACACCCTACTACCACCACCCGGATCACCAAAGTCAGTATTAGTAGTTAACTGCAATCCTGTATAGCCTGACTGATAGTAGCTGTTATCTGGACGTGGTTCCCGTACTGCTTGTGGGTCGTCAACCGGATACATACCTAATTGTAACTGTGGCTGATCAGGCTCCCAACAGTTTTTACATACTTTAATCTGTACCTGCTTAGTCTTAATCGTGAGCTTCTTTAACTCTTTTAACTTGTAACGAAACCCGCAGCGGTCACACTCTGCAATCGAATTTTTACCGCTTGCAAACCTATTGCCCATGATTAGAAGAACATTTCACGAGGAACAAGTCTATCCGCCGCCTTCTCGCGGTCTTCAGTTGACGCCCATTCCCAAGCCTCGTCATACATAGCTTTAAGTCCCATAACACGCGCTGGATCAACTTCTGGTTTCTTTACTGCAATCATATACGCCAAGCCAGCAACTAAACAGTTCAAAAAACGGAACGGAATATCAATCACGTTAGTGCCTGTACCTGCATCGTATATACGTTTCATTCTCCAGTAGTAGAAGATGTAAAACGGTTGCGCTTCTGTTCCTTGATCCGGAGCAGGCCAGACGTTGATCTGCGGGTGCTTTGCTTCCGCCGCGTTGGAGCCAACCTTTTGTCCCGACTGTCTATTAATCC